AGCAAAAAGAGCCTCTGAACGAAAATTAGGTTTAATCCAATATAAAGCACAATTAGAAGCTCAGATAAAAGCAAATCTAATTACCCCTGATGTTAGAAGAAAAATTCGTGAAGATTTAATTGCTGAAGGAGTACGTGACAACATAATAGCACAACTAACGGATACACTGGGAGAAAATGCAGTCGGGACTAAAGAATTTAATGATGCAGTAAATCAACAATTCGAGCTTGCAGTACAAGAAGTTGCTTTAGGTCCTGCAATAACAGCAATACCATCATCACAATTTAAGGTTCTCGGCATAGAAAGGAGCTAACCATGGCTATTTATAGAGTCCAGGGTCCTGACGGTAAAATACTAAGAATAGAAGGACCTGAAGGAGCCTCAGAACAAGAAGTTACTCAATTTGCAGAACAACAGTATCTTGCAAATCTACCCCCTGATTACTCATTTGGTCAACTTGCAGGAAAAGCTTTTGACCGTGGATTAGAAAGATTTAAGTCAACTTATGGTGACGTGTTACCTGCCATGGTAGGAAGTGCTCTTGGATTTGATGACTATGCTAAACGTCAAATGGAAGAGGCGGCACAATCTGAAAGAAAAATTCAAGAAACTATGCGTCCTCAGTTTGCGTCTTTTCGTGATGTTAACTGGGCAAACCCTATAGATATAAGTAAATTTATAGTAGAGACCACAGGCGAACAAGTAGTTAACTTAGCAGGTGTATTAGTGCCTGGTGGTGTTGGTGCTAAAGTAGGTGAAAAACTAGCAACTAAAGCAGCTATTAAAAAGTTAGCTCCTAAAGTATCAGATGAAGCAAGTAAAAAATTAGCATCTAAGTTTGCAAAAATACCTAATCCAGCCGTAGCTAGAGGTAGAAACATAGGTCAGATTAGTGGTGTATTTCTTGGTTCTTATGGTCTTAATGCTCCTGAAGTATTTAGAAATATTTATGAACAAACAGGTAGTTTTGAGCCTGGAGCAGCAGCTCTTGCAGGTGTTGTTAATGCATCTCTAGATAGTATTTTACCTGCCACTCTTTTAAATCAATTTAGTAGACCTGGCAGAGCCACCATAGTTAGTGAGATATTAGAAAGGTCAGGCATGAGTCCCAATCTTGCTCGTAAAGCAGTTGTGCAAATAGCAGGAAGTGGTGTGTTAGAAGGTCTTACCGAAGCAGCTCAAGAAGCAGTAAGTATTACTGCAGAAAATTTTGTGCAAGAACACAGCTTTCTTTTTGACTCTCAGGACTTTGAACGTATGTTAGAAGGTGGTGTGCGAGGCACAGTTGCTGGTGGTACATTCAGAGGTGTTGGTGTAGCTGCTGGTAAACTTAGAGATAAATATAATAAATTTGTAGAAGGTAAAAAAGACGCTGAAGAGGGAGATACAGGAGATACAGGAGATACAGGAGATGTAACTCCGCCTACTGTAATCCCACAAGAACAACAGTTATTATTAGAACAACAAAGGTTATTACCTGATAAAACTATATATGGGCGTGACCTAACTGGACCTAGGCAACTAGAGTTAGACTTAGAAGGCGGACCTGTTCAAGGAGAGTTGGACTTACAACCTGTAGATACTACTCCTGGGCAACTGAATTTAAACTTAGGCGACACTAATCTTTCCGTGCCTGACCCAGTACAAGTAGACCCAAGACAAGGTGAGTTAGATTTTGACCAAGAACAGTTTGTAGAAAGACCATATTTTTCTAACAAAATACCTGTAGGTCCACAAAGTGAGTTAGATTTTGAAGGGCAACCAGAAGGTCAATTTGCACCTGTGCAACGTGATTTGTTTTTTCAAGATATACCAGAGTCTCCACTAACAGATACACCCACTACGCCTACACCAACAGGTATTCCAAAAAAATTTAAAAAGAATAAACAAGGAACTATTTTAGATGATAAAGGGCAAGAAAAAATATTTTATCATGGTACTGATAAAGACTTTGATGGATTTAAAGTAGGGAAATCAGGAGCTATTTTTGTATCAGAGGACGCAGGTTTAGCAGGACAATTTGCCTCTCCTGCTTTAGCTACTGCACCTGGAGAGGTAGTATCAGGAGCTAGGACAATCCCTGTAAAAGTTAATTCAAAAAAATTATTTGACTTTCGTACAAAAAATCATATAAATAGAGTTGTAAAACTTTTAAGTCCTGAAAAAACAACATTATATGGTACGATTGATGGTAAACCTATATCTGATAAACAAAGGTTTAGAATAGCTGCAGAAAGAGGAGACTATCGTGCTATAGAGCCATTTTTAGATTCAATACAAGAAGCAGGATTTGATTCATTTTTAGTAAAAGAACCTCAAGATAACGCTTTGAACATTGGTGTATTTGACCCAAGTCAACTAGAGTCAACAATAACACCAACTACGCCTACACCTACACCAACTACGCCTACACCAAAGGCCAAAACTAAAAAAGCTAAACCAAAGGCTACAACAGTAGACCCTAAATTAGTGGGTAAAGAAGTAGAAGTGACTGTAGGAAAAGTAAAACAAAAAGGCACTTACGTGGATATCCAAGGTACACCTTTTATATCATCTCCGATTCCACAAGAAAGAGGTGGAGGAACACAGTCTCAAGCCATACCAGCTAATGCTAAAGTAAAAGAAGTAAAAGTTAAAAAAGAAAAACCATTAAAGTCTATACGTAAAGGCAATCCAGCTGATGAAAAAATTATAAATAAACTTAAGTCTAAAAAGACTTTAGGTCCCGTGTTAAATATACTTAAGAGGTCAGATGTAACACCTGCTCAAAAAGAGTTGGCTACATTACTTTTAACTATACCTAACATAAGTAAGACTGATTTTAAAGTTATTGAAGACTTAGAGTTTCAGGATAATGCTTACGGTGAGTACATTAGGCAGAAAGACTTAATTCAGATATCAAACAATGCCGATGTAGAAACTGTATTACACGAAGCAGTACACGCTGCTACCGCAAACCTACTTAACAAACATATTAGAGACGGTGTAGGTGTTACTAATTTAGGTAGACGAATAGTGCGTCTTTACGAAGAAGCTATTGCAGCTGATACTGAAGGTCGTTTTACAACTGAGTTATCTAGCGTAGATGAATTTATAGCTGAATCGTTTGCTGGTAAAGACTTTCAAAAGTTCTTAGCTAGAACTGAAAGTTCAACAAGTGCTCTTGAAGAAGACGCAGGATATGAAACAAGTTTAAGACAACAAGGAGTGCGTCCGAATGTTATAAAAAACATTATGGATGGAAGGAGAAGAGCTCGTAATTTAATTAGTTCATTATGGGGTAGATTTGTCAACGCAATAAAAGATATGCTTGGTATAGAAGATGCAAACTTTAGTTATTCTCTTCTAAACGATGTGATTGCTCTAGCCCCTGAGTTGTTTGTTGGACCTAATAAAAGAGAACAAGCACGAGCCACCCAAGAAATATTATTTAAAAAGACTGATGTAATAGAAGAAGTTTTAGCTTCTGGTAACGCTGTGCCTAAATACACAAAAAAAGCTAAGATACCAAAAAATATACGACAAATTGCAGAAACCATAGGTAGACAACCGATTGCAAACAACGCTGCAGGAAGAACATTAGTTAGTCGTTTATCTAATTTACCTCAAAGCATACTTAATATTTACGCTGGTATATTATCTATTCCTCAACAGATAGAACTATTTGGTGAGAGATTACCTGCACTAAATGATGTTCGTAGAATTTTACAAACTAAGGCTTTTGAGATTAAACAAGGTAGAGAAGACATAGAGCGAATAGTTGCCTACGGTGAAACTTTAAAAAAGAAATATATAGCTACTCCTCAAGGTAAAAAAACACTTGAAGAGTGGAATAAAGTGTTACTGGAGTTATCAGGTCTTGATATAAACCCAGAGACTATATTAGCTGACCCAAATGGCCTTACTAATTTAGCTAAAGAAAATGCAAAAGGAGCTGCGTTAGTTAGAAGGTATGAAAAATTACCAAAAGATTTAAAAGACTATGCTAATCAAATCGTAACTGATTTAAAGACAAGATATAATTTACTCTTAGAGACTGTACTAGCAGCAAATCCAAATGCATCAGATGAATTTAAAAATAGTTTAAGAGAAAGATTTAAAACAAGACCTTACTATTTACCTTTTATTCGTAAAGGAGAGTTCTGGTTTGAATATAAAACTAGAGACGGAGAGTATGGAATATCCTCAACAGATAGTGATGCTAGTAGAACTTTATTAATTGAAAAAATGCAGAGAGAAGAAGGTATAACTGATGTTAAACTTGTAACTAAAGGAAGCGTAATAAAAGAATCAGGAAATCCTTCTGAAGATAAAGTTAAATTTGTAAATAATTTAAAAGAAACTATAGGAGCATTACAAGAAAATGAAAGTATCGCCCTTAATAATAAACAGATATCTAAAATTAATGAAGCTATAGAAGAAACTTATTTAGCTTTGTTTCCAGAACAAAGTTTACGCAATAATCAACGAACTCGACAAGCCATTCCTGGTTATATTGAGGATATAATTTTTGCCTATGCTAATGTTGCTCCTACAATCGAAAGCTCAACGGCTAATCAAAAATATAATAATGAGTTATTGACAGCTGTAAATGCAGTAGCTCGTCAAGCAAATGAGCCAGAAAACGCACCAAATAATTTATTAAGAGCTGTTGCGGACGATGTAGTAGGACGTTCTGATTTTATGATAAATCCTATCGCTGGGCCTGTTTCTCGTTATGCAGCTTATGGAAGTTACTTTTGGTTCTTAGGATTTAACGTATCATCTGCTGTTGTTAACATCACACAGTTACCATTGGTAGTATTACCTTATTTAGCAGGTGAATATGGAGGCCCTAAATTTGGACAAGAAAGAACATTCACAGAAATGAAAGACGCAATGAAATTGTATTTTCAAGGTGGCTTTGAACAAACTGAAAGATTTGCTCCTGATAGAACAATGGCTCCAGTTAAAATTGACTTACGAACAGGAGAAAAAACTTACATTGGCAAAAACGCTAAGTTATTTAAACCTGGCGGTAGATATCACGATTTATTTAATAAAGCAGAAGATGCTGCAGCTCTTCGTAGAGGTGTCGGATATGAGATAACTGAATTAAGTAAAGATTTAGGTGCACCACTAGAGACTGGAGGTAGACTTAAAGCTAAAACAGAAAAGTTAGTTGGATACTTATTTCAAAACTCAGAGCGATTAAATAGAGAAGTAACATTAGTTGCAGCTTTTGAAATGGAAATGAAATATGGTAGTGGTAATAAAGATGTTGCTATACAAAAGGCCATTGAATTTACCTCTAAAGTTCACTCACATGCATTACCTGAGGTGGGTCCTAGTTTTTTCCAAGATGGTCTAGGAAAAATTGCTTTTGTATTTAAGCGTTTTGCTCAGGCTCAAGCATATTTAGTTATAAAATTATTTAATGATGGACCTATCGGATTTAGTAGAAACATAAAAAATGACCCTAATTTAACTGAAGAAGAAAAGCAACAGCGTTTAGCAGAAAAACAAATGGCTAAAAGACAGCTTGCAGGTATCTATGGTTATAGTTTTCTTATGGCTGGAGCAGCAGGAGTGCCTGCGTATGGACTGGCTTCTTTGATAATTGAAGGGATATTTGATGAAGATGATGAGCCATTTGACCTTGATACTTTTATTTCTCAATCAGTAGGAGACATGGCATATCGTGGTCCACTTAGTTATGCAATAGGTGCAGATATATCCAGAAGAACTGGATTTAGAAACTTGTTTTATCAAGAAGACCCAAGACGTTTAGATGAAATTGGTCTTCCTACTTATGTATTAGAAACCATTGGAGGTCCTGCATTCGCTATATTTAAAAGAGTGGCAACAGCTCCTGAGTTCCTTGAAAGAGGACAAGAGCTAAGAGCCTTAGAGCGTGTTATGCCAACTTCAATCGGTAATAGCATAAAAGCACTCAGACAATCTATGGAAGGAGTGCGTAATAAGAATGGGGTAAAAATTGTAGAAGATGACCCAAGTTTATACGAGACCTTCATGCAAGTTGTAGGATTTACCAATCCTGAAGTAAGTGAAGCTTATATGAGAGCACAAGCTCTTAAAGGTCCAGAAAAGAGATTAACTCAACGTAGGTCTAATCTGTTAACAAGATATTGGCTTGCATTCCAAGAAGGTGATACTGATGCCGTAGCAAGAATTAATGAGGAGATAAATGAATTTAACAAAAAAGCTCCTCGTGGTTTAAGAATTACATCAAGCACTAAAAGACGTTCTGTAAAAGCCAAACAAAGATTAACAAAAGACTCAGTCTTTGGAGTAAATCTACCAGAAACGTACAAAGATGAGATAGAAGATGCATATGATATTGACACAGGTAATATGCTAGACTTAGATATATTTGATTAGAATATAGGAGGCACGAAATGTATGCAGTGAAAGAAATAGAAGTGCTGGGGAAAACTAAACTAGAGTTAGCTTTAAAATATTTATATAAACCTAAGTCTAAAATTATACCTACGGAATTAAAAGATTTGACTGAACTACAGTGGATATTGTTAAATCATATATTGGAAGAGTTAATGGACGAGCAAGAGGACTCCACTATACACTAATCTATTCGCCAAGTTCTAACTCCTAAATGATTATCTTTCGAAGTAACAAATGTTTTAACTTTTATTTCTGCTCGTTTAGCACCTGACTCTATCGCATATATCATATGCGAAGTTTTAAGAGTAGGTATAAAAAAACTTTCTCCTATTGCCATACCCTCAAATGGGAATATCCATTCTATTTCTTCATACAAGTTCAGGGTCAATCTCCTTAATAATGTCTGGTGGTAGTGTGTCTGTGCTAATTATATACGCATTTGTATTAAATTCATCTAGCCCTGGCTTCCAGTTAGCTGCCATCTTTTTACGTTTCTCTACAATCTGTATGCCATGTTGCTGCATTTGATATACAAACTGTTTGGGTGATACGCTGTTCTCTTCTATCAAAAACTTTCTAAACACAGACTTAGTAATACACAGCTCTTTCTTATCAGTATCTAGGCGTACGTATAATGAGTTTCTTGGCTCTATGATTACTTTACCATCGTGAATCTCTAGTATTGAGTTATTATGTTGTGATATAAATTCTCCTATGAGAGAAAGATAGTTTACATTGTTAGCTTTCACTACGTTATCTCTTATGTCTATCATCTCTCCTACAATTTTTTTATAAACTCTTTCTACATCTATGTGCATAATATTAGCCTCATCACATATTTCTCCTGCTACCATAGTGACCGCCACTAAGTTTTCATAAAATCTAAAAGCCGTATCATCACCAAAATCTTTTTTAAACTTAGCCACCCAACGGTCAATACGGACATCAACCTCACTTCTCTCATGGGCCATCAATGCTTTAATAAACTCAGGTCCTGCCCACCCGTGATTAGTCAATAATGGATTAAATATTCTACGTCCCTCTGCAGGTTTGTCTTTAAGTAGCTGAGGTTTGTGTAGATAAAACTCTATTAATCTGGCTATCTCACCGTTAGGGTCTTTCTTAGTAATGGTTAATTTATCAATCAAAGAATGATTAGTGGTGAAGATACCTACTAATGATGCTGACATCTCATGCTCTCGTTCAGCGTTGATAGACGCTTGCATACGTATCTTAGCTTTGCCTTGTGATATCTTATGCACCATCTGAGATAACAGACGACCATGCATATTACCCACCTCATCTAACCCTAATGGTAGGTTATGTAGCCCTAAGAACCGTCCTGTAAGTGCATTATCGGTAGTTTCTAACACTGACATATCCTTAGGGTGTCCCCACATGCTTAGTGCTGCATATAGTGCTCCTGTTTTACCAGCACCTGTATCTCCTGTCAAAGATATACTGACACCAGAGGTAGAAGTATAGGGCATCAATGCAGAGCTGAGACCTGTTAACGCTACGAAAGCATGTATCTCTAAGCCCTCTTGATTGAGTTTATTAGCTACCTCTTTCCATTTATCAAAGCTACCTGCTCGTACAATATGCCTAGCTATGTTACGACATAAGGCAGATGTAGGACTGCTGACCTCTTTGCCATTACGCTTAATTTCTAAATCGCCAATAACAAAAGCGTCTTCTTTGGGTGTCCAACCCATCTGAGTTCTCATTCTTGAAGCTGCCTTATCAGCTTGTAGATAAGAGCCCCATGCAACTAAATAATCCATAATAAGTTTCCATTGGTTGTTTTTAGGGTTAAATAATACCCCATGACTAGATATTAACTTCCTCAGCTCATTACCATCATAGATTGCACTAAATGGCACATAGAACTCTTCAGGTTCATCGTGAGGAGGGTCTACTTTCATTAGCATACAATTACCATCGTGTGCACTAATGACTCTCTTCAAAGAATAGAAATCATAGGTAGATACTAACTGTGTCTTTTGTTCTACTAAGTCTCCATTCTCATCAAATACTGGTTTAGGTTTAAAATATATACCGCCCTCTTGCCCTCTGTAAAATCCTTCTCTTTCTATTTCTGCAGGTAATCCTTGTAAAGTAGTTACCACTAAAGGTTTGCCATTAGGTAGTGTCTGTACTTCAGTTTTTACAGGATTCATAGTAGTAGGTGCAGGTACAAATACTTTACCTAATATCAAAGGATTAGTTATATTTCCAAAGTGAGAGCAGTTTGGACATACATCAGGGTTTAAGTTGTTAAATACTGTGCATGACTGTGGTTTATCTTGTGTCTGTGTAGCTTTTCTCTCTGTGCCCTCTCTACTATAAGCTGGATAGTCTTCAGATAATGCATGTATAGCTCTATCTCTATCTACACAATGTTGAGCAATAGACAGTCCTGCATACCACAAAGGCTCAGATAGTGATGCTCTGTTTCTAATTATATGTCTTATCTGAAGACATCCTTCACTAGATGCCTCATCTAAACTTTTTTCTGCAATCGTACTAAATTTGGAAGCATAATTATTTAAACCATTCATTTGTTTAGTTAGCTCGGTCATCTTAGGACTTTTTAATATATCTTCAAATGATATTGTGCCTAAAAACTCTTTGAACATATCAAACTTATATATCTTTATGCCCCCGCTTATTATTTTTGTCGGTGTTGGTGGATTAGATTTAAAGTTAAATGTATTAGGACATCTAAGTATTCTAGCTTTATCTGCAGTTACAGCAGGGTCTATTTGTAACCCATTGTCAATACATAATTGTTTGAATTTGTCTGCATACAGTTTCCATTCCTCTACAGGGACTGCGGTGTCCAACATCCAATATGCGTGTATGCCATTACCACTATCTACAACTACAGGCGGTGGTAGCTTCTGTGACTGTATAAATTTTCCTAAGGCATTAACAGCTTCTTCCTGGGTGCTAAACTCTTTAGTGTCCCCTACATCTAAGTCTACAAAGAAAGACTTTAAAGACTTAGCTTTCTTTCTACTGTGTCCATCAAAATTAGCCATACCAATAAATACATGGCTATCATGCTTTTTTTCCTCAACTCTATCAACAAGTTCGTCAATAGAATCCACAAAGATATGTCGCATACGCTGTCCCTCACCTGCAGGTAGCACAGCTACACAGTAAGTACCTTCATTAGGTAGTAGTTTACTGTAAAATTCTATACTCATATCTGTATGCGTCCATCAGATTCTACAAACACTATAGCAGAGGCTATGTCATTAGCGGGAAGCACTCCATCTGCTAATCCTTGCTCTACTGCGTCCATAAATTTTATTACTTTCTGATGGTTCTGATGCTTCATAGGTCCGCCCCTGAACCATGAATGCACTGTCATACGAGATGTGCCCACTCCTTGAGCTACATATTTAATTGGTAAGTTTGCTTTTAGACATAATTTAGCTAACTGTATTCCTAGAATACTATCATCAGCTTTATCTAATCCTAAAACAAATCTATCACTATACGGTCTTGGCATTATTTATCCCTCCATTTATCCATTATTTCATTAATACTTTTAGCCTCTTTCGCTGATTTAACTTTAGCTTTTTCTTCATTTGATGCTTCAAATGCTTCAAACTTAACAGGTTCTCTATCTTCTTCATCTACCTGATACACAGTTAATTTAATAGCGTTGTAAGCTGCTTGTTTTTCTGCTTGGTCTTTTATAACCTCTAAAACCCAATCTTCTGCTGCTTCTACAGGAGAAAATAAAGCTCTAGGTTTAATTGAGTTTGGGTCGAACTGCATTCTAGTAACAATTCTACCCGCACTCACATTATTGGTTGCTAACATTTGAACATATGTTTTAAATGGCCATTTCCCTTGCTCTTCTTTTCCAAAACAAGAATTAGAAGGGAGAACTAATTCCAAAATATCACCCTCTGGGTCATTAGCTAAAACTATAGCCACTCTCCATGAAAGTCTGCATGAAGTGCTAACACCACCAAAGCCAGAGCCTCGCACACTATTCGGACAAGTATGACAAGACTTGGCTTGGGGTTTCCTCACTTCCACATCTGGGTTTTTAGAATTGTTTGACCAACATACGGGGCTTACTCTTTTACCCTCTTCGTAAGAATCTTTATAATATACTCTTGATGGATTATGTGCCATCTTAATAATTATAATATTCATTATAGAGGAGTTAGCTGTGCTAACTTCTTTTCCCCCAACTATTTTTCTAAACACGCCTCCCCGTAAGGATATGCGTTTTGTTTGATTAGAGAAGCTACTATTTGCAACAGCAACGGTATCTTCATCTAATCCAATATTAGGGTTCTTTTCCAGAATGCCCTTGAGTTTGTCCATCTGTTAATCTTTAGCTCCCCACTTATCTACAATGTCAGCAATATCCGTACTGCCGTCATTCTCTGGTTTGCTTTTTACAACCTCTGGTTCTGCTACTTTTTCTTCAACTACTGATGGAGAGTTATCAAAAACTTCTGAACCCTCTTCTTTTTCTTTTTTAATGTAGCCTGAAGTTTTTTCAAAACCAAAACGTCCTGCACCCTCTGAGCCCTCAACAAGAGCGATAACTTGTACTGCTCTTAGTTTTAATGACACACCTGCTCCTATGGTAGAAACAAAGTATGGGTATAGTGCTGCGTTTACTCTTATTTCAGAGCCACCCCATATTTGAGTGTCTGTAAGAGTGTCTCCCCCAGCATCAAATATAGCAGGTTTATAAGCTGCTTTTGATTTGAATTTAAAGATAACATTCCCTGTAGGTTTACCATCATCATCTAACTCGTCTGCATAAGGTGGGTTAGCTGTTTTAATAGTTTTTTTCTTTTGCTTTTTTAGTTCATCTTTTAGATTCTCTGAAAAAACTTCATTGATAGTATCAATAATAGGTTGTGCTTCTTTTTTAGAGAGCACAAGATTAACTTTGTACTCCCCGTCTTTATTATACTCTGTATCTGGTTTACTCAACCACGGATATAGAGCTACACCTGTCGGTGTGGTTATGGTTTGTTTTGCCATAATATATACTCCTTATTTACTTGGTTTACGAACTACTATACTGAACGCCCTCATGGAACTAATTCCTGGTGGCAGTCCTTCTTCTGTACGACTAGATAAAAACTCTTTAAAATTTGCTTGGTGTATGCGTTGTTGTAATAATTCTGGTGCTTCATTCTCTAAAATAAAGTCCTTAAAATTACTCCAGTCAGAACACACAAAGTTTTCTTTTAAAGATTTAATAATCGTACCCCTCGAAGTTTTTATGCTATCTGCATTTACTTCATTACAAGAATTAAGCATGACTTGCTCTAACTGCTCAAGGTCGTTTTTTAACTCTTGGTCTTTCTTTTGAAACTCTCTAGCTCTTCTGTCTTTTTCGTTGCGAATCGTTATGTAAGTATCAACCACTTCATCTAACGGAATCTTTTCGTTGTCAACAGACTTTTCTAGAACTTCACTTACTTCATCACTCATAGGTCTAATTCCTCCCTATATAAGTCAACTAATTTAGTATGCTGGTCTACTTTACCTTGTAGCATCGCATACATTCTTTTTTCAACATCAGACCCTTGCAGATGAACAACTGTCATTTTGTTCTTTTGCCCAACCCTATCCATTCTGGCAACACATTGTAAGTAAACTTCAACAGACATTACAGGAGACCAAAACACAACTGTGTCTGCTCTAGTTAGTGTCACTCCGTGAGAAGCTGACTGTGGTTGTATTACAAGAACTTTAGGTTCGTCTTGATTTTGAAATCGGCTAATAATACTTGCTCTTTGATTAGCAGACACATCACCATTGATTACTTCGTTAGTTATGTTTTTTGAGTCTAAAAACTCTGATAAAAACTCTATAGTATGTCTGTAAGGCACAAAGAGAAGCACCTTATTGTTTGTTTCGTCCAACACTTCCATCAAAGCGTTAAGTCTTGGTTTAATATCAAACTTGATAGTTTGTTGCTCGTCAGTATAAACTGCACCGCCAGAGATTTGTAACAATTTTTGTAAGCCCGCAGCTGCGTTCACCGCACTAACAGATTCAGTATCGGTAGCTATAATCATTTGCGTTTTTAGTTGTTTATAAAATTTTTCTACTTGTTTTGTCAGAGGTACGACTCTAGTTTGATACATTACATCGGGTAAATCTAAACATTGGTCTTTGGCAAATCGTATCGCAGGTTGTAATGCTTGAAACACATAATCTTTAGCTTTAGGTCTAGGTAGCCACTTAAATCTTGATACTTGATACATTACTTTTTCTCTCCAAGCTGCCGATAATTTAGGTATCCTATTAGGACAAATAAGTTTTGCAATCCCAAAAGCGTCCATAGGAGATTGTGAGGCAGGTGTGCCTGTCATCATCCATACTCTTGTTTTAGGAGTTAATATTTTATTAATTGTTTTCCACCTAACTGTAGTATGTGATTTATATGCGTTACATTCATCAATTATAATTAAATCGTAGTCTATGTGTTTGATTTCATTTTTGACTATATTCACTCCATCATAATTAATAATAGTAAAATCATAGTCGCTTTCTATTATTGTTTTTCTTTTGTGAGCAGAGCCATGACAAACAACAGAACTTCTATGCATACAAGTGTTAAATACATCTCCCTGCCATGCGGAGTACATAATAGATAGCGGACAAATAATTAAAACTTTTTTTATTTTACCTTGTTCCATTAAATAATCGGCTGCCCAAAGAGCAGACGAAGTTTTACCTGTACCTGCTTCATTGAAACAAAAAGCTTTTCTGTTAATACTTAAAAATTCAGCAGTAGTTGCTTGATGTTTAAACGGTTTGTATAGTCCTGGATATGAATAGTCTCTTCTCATAGGTGAAGGGAGATTATTTTTAAGTCGCATGAGTTTATTTATTTGAGTCATTTCATCAAGACCCCAATAAACTACAACAGAAGAACGCTTATCTTCTGTATTTAATATTTCGCTCTGTGGTATTGTTTCTTTAACAAGTTTACCTAAGTGTTCAGGCAACACAAGTTCAACGGCTCTCTCTCCAATTAATTTCATATGTTTTTACTAATTTTAACTATTAACTTTTTACTAAACTAAACATTAACTATATCACTACCTAAAAATAGGTCAAGTCTTTCTTTTCTTTTTCTTTTTACCCGCTTTAGACAATGCAATCGCCACTGCTTGTTTGTGAGGTTTTCCTGCTTTCATCTCTTTTCTAATATTAGATGATATAGTTTTTTTAGACTTTCCTTTTTTTAATGGCACGTTTTTTCCTCTCTCTTGTGCTTGTTTCTGATACTAGCTTACGCTGTGAGTTTCTTTTAAATGAACGATTTTTAGATTTAGATTGCACTACTAAACCATCAGAGTTTTTACCACCTTTGGATAAAGCTTTTTTATGGGATACATCTTTGCCTTTACGGTCTATACCTTTTGCGTCTATTTTTCTACGAGCTCTGGCACGGGCAGCTCTAGCTTTCTTTTCATTTCTAGCTTTCTGTTGTTGATATTCTTTTTTATAAGGTCTTGGTTTATTTACATACGGCATAGTACAAATTTTATCACATCAAAATGGAGATGTCTTGGGTCTGTTGAATTCGCAAGTGTCTACAGAACACCAGCCACATAACGGTGTAGGATTGGGCTGCCATTGGTCATAGTCATAGCTTGTTTCTAGTCTACTTAAGGGTGCTTCAAAAGATTTCCAAAGTTTATCCATATCATTTCTGTGATACTCTTCTGTCAAAAAACTATTTTTTAAAACAAACAAAAGTCCTGCTTTAATTTTGACGATTTCTGGCATTTGAGTAAATAGCATGATAGCCATAAGTTTTAACTGCTTTGGGTCAGGGTATTTATTACTGCCTGTCTTATAATCAACAATATACGCTTGTTCATCATCTATAATAACTAAGTCAGCGATACCTCTAACCCATCTATTTTTAGCATAAAAATCACAAGGCTCTTTGTTGTACGTAAGTGCCATTTCATATTCACAAAATTTTTTGCCTTTTATATTTATTAAAGCATCAACCATTTTTTTAAATCGTTGATAGTTTTTAGCTAAAGGTTTGCCGTCTCGCACATATTCTTCTAAAGCCGTATGAACTTCTTTTCCATATATCATGGCTTCACTTTGTTGTACAGTATAATTTTTTAATACTCTTATCTCGTGATATTGTTTTGGACAGTTTTGATATTGTTTAAGTGATGAGTAACTCCATGTAAAATCAGTCACTTTGTCTCCGCACTCTTTATTATAGTTATTAAATATTATCATATATTGATGTTCTTTGTAACTTCAACAGTCTCCATAATTATCTGCGTAACCACCCTCACACGCTATCGGACAATCCTTTGCCCAACCTGGAGGCGTAGACATTTCTGCCATAATATAATTTAAAGCATCATCTTTATCTTTATCTGCAGCCACACAAACAATAGCGTCATGCACTGTTAATGCAGGTCTATACTTATCACTTATGTTTATCATTTGTTCTCCAATAACTATTCGAGCTAATGCTTGTACTATATTTTCAACCATACCACCACCCCAAATACCAACTTTGCCATTTCTTCTTTTATATGTGTATCTACTTTTAGTTTCAGAAGTGTCCCACTCTAAATCTGGGTAGTAAATATATAAGCCATTCGGTAGCTTTATTCCCTTAGGAGTAATCATTACACACTCACCCTCACCAATGTAGTACGGTTCTTTGCCCTCAGGCCATGACGCTATGTCTGCTAATGCATTATCACATTCTTGCCACAACTGAATTACTTTATCGTTAACCTCTCTGTAAACTCTTACTAATCTTTTACATTCATCTTCATTAAAGTCTACACCCGCTCCCAACTTCAAAACATTTTGTAGTTTCATAGCACCTGTGCCATAACCTAAACCAAGAATACAGGTCTTACCAACTGCTCGTTCTGTTTTTTCTTTCTTAGTAATCTTCTTGTTATAAACTTTACTAGCAAACTCACAGTACACATCTCTGCCCTCTCTGTACCACTCTATAACATCTTGCTGCCCTGCCAACCAAACCAATAGTCTTGCCTCTATCTGTGAAGAATCTATGTTCATACAAACATAACCCTCAGGCGGCACTATGGCTTGTTTCAATGCTTTCTTTTTAGCGTCCCTTGACGGCAAGTTTTGAAAGTTAACTTTATCTGCACCGCTCCATCTACCTGTGTGTGCTCCATAATACTTAAGCGGTATTGGTAGTTTGCCTCTATTTCTTGCCCCTATATCAATAAAGCGTTCTATGCGAGACTCTTCAATCGTTGACTTTGTGCCTAAACGAACTGAGCATAAGTCTTGAATTAACGGGTCTGCGTGGTTTTGTAGGGCGATGAAGCCTTCATCTGTCTTTGCTAAAGCAAATGTTGGTTTGCCTGTGGTGGGACTTTCTTTCATAGGCACAGGAACACTAAGTTCTTCAAGTAATTCTGCAAATTGTTTATTACTCGCTAATTTTTTACGTACTTCTTCTGCTGATTCACAGTTTAATTTAGCCTTTAATCCATCTAACAACAGTTGTTTTTCTTCTTTGATTTCCGCAAGTCTATCTATTAACAAAGCATCATCTACTTTTAACTGCGGTTGTGTAAACATTCTTATGGTTAAATCAATAAGCTTTAGCTCGCCCAGGGGATAGTGTACCTTTAAAATATTAAAGAGTTTGTAAGTTAGCTCTACATCATTAACACAATAGTTACCATACGCACCCAGCTCCTCACCATCAAAGTCCTCTAAGCGTTTGCCTTTTGCGTCTAATACTTCTGTGCCCTTTTCTCCTAGCTGATAGCGTTCCGCAAGTGCTTTCAAAGAACCACTTACATTAGTGCCATGATAAGCTCGAGCCATAGACAAGGTATCAAAATACACCTTAGGAGATATATCAAAAACAAATGATAAGATTGCACCATCAAACATCGTATTGTGACACACTAGGGCCGAAGCCCCCCAATCAATAGTGTCTAGCACAGCATGAATATCTTTATGTGTCCCTGTATGCCAATGAGTAAGCCCATCATCAATTTTAATACCTACGCCTATGACTTGAAAACGTGGGTCTCTTATGTATTCTTCTGTAGTAAGCTTGTTAAGACTATAGCCAACATCATAAAAAGTCTCAAAATCAATCGTAACTAACTGCATAATTTCTCTCTTTTTTTTCTTCTCTACATCTACCTACTAAATTGTATGCCCCTTTTTTGCTTTTCCATGTGCACCACCACACGCCTCTATCAAGAAATTTAGCTTTCTCTCCGCACTTATTACACACTTCTTTGTGTGTTTTTTTATTATTACTCATTTTTTATGTTGTTTTCTAAGTGCTTCTTTTCCTTTTTTAAATATAGAGGCGACCTCTGTTTTACCCATAACTTTAGCTCGTTGCTCACCAACTGTTAGGATTTGTATTTTACGTGCGTATGGTTTGTTAATTTTTTTAACTTTAGCCACAGTCTTTCTTGCGTCTGTAGGAGTCGCGAACTTTATGCCTACAGTGTCCTTTGGGTTTTCGTCAGTATATAGTCTACGACCACTACCCTTTGGTTTTTTACCTGTGCCTACTTTTGGGTCTCTTTTTTTACTCATTATTTATTTTAGTCGAAATCGTTTGCTTTATGCATAACACATAGCCAGTTACCTAATGAGTAGAAGAAAATTTTCTATCCACTCGGTCTATAACTTCTTCGTGATGATGTATATTTAAATTTTTATTCTCTTGGACATACATCATTAAATAGCTAAATTTATCTTCCTCATTTAAACTATGGAAAACAGAACTATCACGCTTTGGATTAATAATATCTTTCAGAGTTGTAGGTTTTTTACTGTCGTCCATACTAATTAATGTTGCTTTCACCTGATTTAATAAATAACTCTAGCATATCCACATTATTTTCGTCAATAACTAATGATTGACCTAGTGAATTTTTTATGTCGTTGAGGTTTTTTTCTTGAAGTGCTGTGGGTTTATTGCCATTAGCTTTGCACTCAATACCAATAAATTTTCCACGATAAGAGGCGATGATATCTGGCACACCACTTGAGCCATAACCGCCTGTCGAGGGCATACAATAATAACAACTAAGTTCTTTGAGTATGTGTTTGACTTTCTGCTTGACTTTCTTTTCTGGTGTCAATGCTAATTCCTTTTAGTTTGGATAGTTCATCTTTAGACATGACTATAACATATATACTGTCAGATACACACCAACCAATATTTTCAAACTCTGGATTGTTTTGAGTATAGTTTGCGGGTAAATAACAATCTAATTCGTTGAATGCTTCATCATGCTCAAATGAGTGCCAATCTTCTTTAGGAATAGAATTAATCATAGCTAACTTTAGCTGGATAAACTTGGGTAGTGTTGTCGCCTGGAAAATTCTTTTAGTGTTATCACCAATATAAAAATTATACTGAGGGGAATTTTGTAGTGAGTTCACTACAATTTCCATTTCAAGAATTACCATATAGTTATCTTGAAATGGATAGGGACTGTGTAGTATTTCTTCTGTTCTCATAGAGAACTAGCATACTACTTTTTCTTTTTCTTAGCAAAAAGCTTTCTCTTTTTTATTGGATAAAATTCACCAACTTTATTGGTATAAGCTCTTTTTATAGTTTTTACTCCAAATTTTTCTTCGTTATTTGCGATTTAAGGTACTTAAAAAAACTTTCGCTTATCTAAGTACCCCCCTATTTTTCATCATTCACCTCTCTCTAATTTTTCAATACAATCCCAACAGTAAAATCCCTCGTAATGTTCATCGTGTATGCAAGGATATGGCTTACCTTCAATTTCTTCTGTAATTTCTGTTGCATACAAGAATGGTTTTTCACACTCCTCGCAAATTCTTCTGTCATCAAATACTGATTTATTTCCATAACTCATCATTCACCTCCTCTTTATTGTGATTTAGCTATTAGTAACCAATTAATACTGAAAGGATTATGTTTGCTACCATATATATGATTAGACTGATAGTAACAACCTAGCTCTTCGACCCAGTCTTGGACTAAACTGTCGTATCTTCTCATATAATACTCTCGGAAAATCTTGTTTCTATCTTCTTTTTGTTCCCAATCTTGTAAATGAACTTTAAGCATTGTGAGTGTAGGTTTTAAACTATCAAAGAAACTTAGCTGTTCCAAATGACGCACCCTGTGTGTTTTATGTATTATCAACTGACCAAATTTCTTATCATACTTTTCAAAGTCCCTGTTTTCTGAATTGTAAACTACCTGTTCGCTATTAGGTATTTTATAATTGCCTTGATGTTCGTATACCTCGCCAACTATCCAACCACCACTCTTAGTTATACCAATCGCAATAAACTTATTAGCAAGTTCTGTTTCAAGTTCTTTGAACATAGAATAAACTCTATCATTTAATTTTTTACAACTTTCAAACCTCTTTGTATAATGTTCATTAGTAACATGGGATATAGAATTTTTACTACCGTACAAACTATTTAATACCTCAGCAAGTTTATCTCTGTCATCATAAGTTAAGTCCTCTACCGCAGAGCCATGTTCTGACATAGCTTTAGATACAGATACCCCCTCAACTCTATATTCTCGTAGCATATCCGCAGTATTAATCTTCATAGCTTGATAATTATCTACGTTTGATAAAGGTTGCCATTTCTTCCGTCTTAATGTTTTTAAGACTTGTGATACTTTGTTTGAGGTAATGGTAAATCTATCCCATTGGTCTTTACCTCTATCTTTAATATGATAGTTAGCTTGAAAACAAAAATTATTAGAGCCATCAACGTACACAACAGCTTGAGGTATGCCTTGATGGTCTAGTACAAATGCCTCGTCATACGAAAAAGTTATTTCACTATCGCGACTTTCATGTTTCTTTAACTCTTCATCTTGTGTAGGATTAAAGTTAACATCATTAAGTCTGTCGTAGTTTTCTAGTTCAACATAATCTCTGTGCCATTGATTATCATATCTATATTTTTTTAGCATAAGTCTCTGACTTACTAGCAGGTTATACTTGTAACATAAGTCCTTTACCATAGGAAAAACTTTACTCTGGCTCAGACTTTGTTCCAACTCTGGTGTGTGCATATTGTCATCTATATATTTATTCATAGTTTTTCTCCTTAACATCAGTTATTAAATTTGCAGATACTTCAATTATTTCTAAATCAGTCGCAGTATATTGTTCTAAAAGTTGATTACCACGCATTACATTAATTCGTAAATCTTCGTTCCAATCATCTTCGTGTATTTCTATTGCTACTTTTATCATTTGAAATTGTTTTGCCATTTTAATTACTCCATAGTTTTTTTTCTCTTCATTCATAATTTTTACCTCGTAGTTTGCGTTTTAAGGTACTTAAAAAAACTTTTGCTTATCATAGTACCCCCAAAAATGTAGTGATTTCACTACAATACTTAACTGAACTTAGATAATATATCATCAATACCTTGCTTAACTTCTGCCCTAGTGCTATCACTATCTCTTAGTAGTTCAGTAGATACTCCACTCATTACTTTCTCTATGTCATTAGCAACATTAGATAAGTTACTGTCGTTAGAGGGATTAAAGTCTTTGGTAGTTTTTACCCAATCTCTAATCTCATTGACTAGCTTTCTTTTAATAGGTTTTTTCTTGTAAGTAGTATTACCATTCTTATCTACTTTTTCATCTTCATCAATGTTAGAAGATAACCTACTCAAGAAGTCTACTATCCTTACTTTTTGTTGCGTAAGCACCTTATTCACAATATCATTCGCTTGTTGTTCATACTGTGCTTTCAAGTCATCTGCGGTATCTTGCGATACTTGACATCTGAAATCGTGGCTCGGTACTTCTGCCACATACAATCGTATTTTAAATTTTTGTCGTAATGTCTCAACACTTGGATAGTCATTCTTGTCAAACATATCACCTTGTTTGAATGCCTCATCACTTACAAGAGTTTGATAGTTCTCAAGGAAGTCCTCTACTGCTGTATTAAACTCACTCTCATACTTATCATACTCTTTTTTGAACTTCTCAAGGTCAACTGTTGGTAATAAGTTTTGTGTCTTATTCCAACTGTAAGTAGACTCTCTCGCCCATTTATGTATCAACTGTCGTAACTTCACAATCCTATGGTGTTTAGGATTTTTAGCAAAGAGATACTTAGTAAACTTACCTGTACCCAACTCTGCTTTTTTCATAGTCGTTACTTCATCTGAAATACCTCTGTCTTGCTTGGTTGCAGTCCACACATTGACATCAACTGACACCAACATGCTTGATGTTGCCAACGACACAATGTGTTCTGGTTGTTGTAGCTTATAGCTATCTGTGGTTATACCACTTTCTTTTTTTAACATAGTTTTTCTCCCATAGTTTAAATTAATTACTTCTCTTTAATAAAAAAATCACTCAATATACTTTCTATATCATCAACAATTTCGCAAATTTTATCGTCTGATTCTGGAGTTCTTTGTCCATTCTCATCATAGACTGGCTCAACACCAGAACACTGCTCAACATAATCTGATAATTCTGCATATAATCCAACCCATGTTTCTGCTGGTATTTTTATTTTATCTGTCATAGTTTTTCTCCCATAGTTTAAATTAATTAATCATACTGAACGACAATACTTCCAGTCGTACCCTCAAAGTTTTTGTTATCTGTTACAATATGCAGTGTAGGTGTAGACATATTCCAATCAATATCACTCTCAACCCAACCATCAGTAAATACAATGATTGCCTCCGCTTTTATCTTTTCCTTAGTAATGTATTCACTAACACAAGATAGTCTAGTGCCACCACCACCTGCAACCTTAAGTAACCTATGTAACTCTTGGTATTGGTCTGGTCTGAATGTCTGCTCACTACATACCTCATAATCCCACCACAATATGCGTATAAAGTCTGGTGTAACTGTGTCTACAATACTCTGCACCTCGGTAGCAAAGCTTGTGAGTTCCTCTTGTCCAATACTTCCAGAGGTATCACATGCAATCACCAGCTCACCTACACTTTCGTTTTCCGTAGAGGGTAGATACAAGTCATTAGGTAACATTCGCTTGTTAAACTTTCGCCAAGTAAAATCGTCATTACCGTTACAGGTTGATGATATAAACTCTCTCAACATTTCTCGCCAATCAAGTTTTGGCTCAAAGAGTTCATCAATGGCTCTAGGTATCTTACCACCAACTTTTCCAGCAAGTATGCTACCCTCTTTGAGTGCGTTCTCAATCTTCTGTGTCATCTCTTTTTGCTCTTGAGGTGTCATCTCTTGACCACCACCCTCAAAGTCATGCTCATCAAGAGTATCAAGATTTGTAGTGGGTTCACTACAATTTCCGTCTGAGTTATCTTGCTCTTCCATATCTTTAAGTATCTCGTTGACTGACCAATTATGATACTTCTCCTCATACAAACAACCCTCTGGTAGTTGACATAAGTCCTTATCTTCTAGGTGATTGATAACATCATTGACTACATAATCAGCACACACATTCATGTTATGTGGATTTTTGTGGTACTCTTTCTTAAACCTACCAATATGATTAAGTGCCACATGCAAGTTTTCATGTAGTATCAATGCTCGTAACTCCAAGTCTGATAGTCCCTCAATAAACTTTCTACCATAGTATTTATTAAAGCCATCAGTCTTAGCAGTCGGACAATCATCAACCACCTCTGACTTACCCAACATCATCACTCCACTATACAGAGCAGTTTCTGGGTGTTTCATCAAAGCAATATGAGCTTTCTTAATTCTATCCTCTGGGGATAGTCTGTGTGTCGTCATAATATTTCTCCCATAGTATAAATTACATAATGTTAAAGTTCTCTACCGCCCAATCTGCAATCTCTTTGTTTCCCCTTGCAAGTTTGACCGACTTAGTATTTCTCATCATCATAGTAAAGAATATAGCTTGTATCTCGCTACTCTTAATTCTATTGATGTACTTCATAAATGCTGTCAAGTCGCTTTGCTGTTTGATTTTATCAACAGCTTGGAACATCAACATTAGTTGAGCAGAAATACTATCTGGCATGTTGGTTGTTTCTGGTTTCTCAAGTATCTCAGTAAAGGTTGGTAGCTCTTTCTCAAGTCGTAGGAAAGCCGACATATCAGCACTCGCACTCGCCCCAATCGTACCACTTAATGCCACCATAGTAGTATCATCACCCAACTTATCCCTGTTATCTACAATCACACTAGCTTTTTCTAGTGAACGTGGACTGACAAAGGATAACATTGGTTTCTTAGGATTAAAGATGTATGGATTATCTTCCTGTCCACTATCCCTGTAACTCGCAAGTACTCTAGGGAATGTATGTACGAATGCTCGTATCAAAGGATTTACTTCATTTTCAGTCGCCCACACTAGCCAATCTTCTACCTCTGGTTTCTGCATTTCTATGATACACACCCTATTACCAGCATGAGCCATCATTGTGTCGCCCAAACCATCAGCTTGATTGTTTGATGTACCAAATACAATACTTCCCTCTGGTAGAGGTGTATCGCCTACTGTCCTCTCAAGCATAAGTCTAGTAAAGATAACTTGTAGTAGCTTTGGTGATTTCATAAACTCATCTAGCAAGATAACTTTAGGTTTATCATTATCAAGTTTAAACAATGAGCCAACATAACTTTCCAATGTTTTCGTTTCGTGGTTCGGAATAGTCATAGCAATATCTGACATATCCTTGACTGGACAATCTACATAGATGTAATCGTATTTGTCCCCTAGTTTTTTCTCAATCGCTTTGAGTAAGCTAGTCTTACCACAACCTGCCTCACTCTGTATGATTGGTGTTAGAGTTTTTCCTATCGTAGGGATAAGAATTTCTAACTGTTTTATCGTTAGTCTTTGTTGCATAGTTTTTACTCCTATCGTTTAATGTTAAAGTTATAAATCTTTTTTCCTTTTGCTTTAGGACTGCCTTGCAGTTTCTTTTTTCTTCCTCGTGGTATTTTCTTATTTTTCCAAGGTTGAGGTATATTTCCTTTTTTCATAGTTTTTACTCCTGTGGTTTCCCACTATTTGAGGCATATCTGCCTGTTCTGTTTTCTAAGTCTTTCATATCTTGGTGGTGCATTAGTATTATTAACACAATCCCTGCGGTTATTAGTCCCAATGCAAACCCTATTACAAACATCATCATCATAGTTTTTACTCCTGTGGTTTCTGTAGTGATTTCACTACAATTATTCAACTAACCTATTGTTTTCATCATACGCAACCTCTACAACTTCAATAACAGGTCGTGTTAGATAAGCCAATTCATAACCCAACTCGCCATAGTATTCTGAGGTTACATCATCATCATCTTCGCCTACTCGCAGAAAACAAGCCGACATTCCAAACTTAGTGTCATTACAATAATTAGTTGCCAAGCCAAACAAATAAGTATAACTCTGTACATCTGGATAAGAATCATACCACTTGACATCACTAAAACTCACATACAAAGAGCAGTTTTTCATATCAATACCCACGTGCATATGCTCTAATGTATTATCTTTTTTTGTAAGTTCCTTCATAGCTAATTCACACTTAGAATTAGCTTTAAGTTCAGCGATAAACAAGTGCCAATTCTTAACACTTTCCTCATCTTCATGGTCGTCCATTTGTATAGCCATAACAACTTCACTACGATAACCCATACTAACCTCCTATGCTACGCATGTATACTGTTACAGCACAAGATACCGCCACTAACAAGGGTATAAGTGCTATAATCGTTAACTTAAAATATATTATTAGTTTATCCATTATCTAACTCCTCTATTGTTATCTCACACCTATCATCAGCATTTAGTATAGTTTCTACTTGACATTCTGTTAGCACAGAATTTTCTAAACGATAGAATATTACTTCATTATCTGGCTCGTGTGAGTTTTCTAATAGTGTTACTAAGTCTTTAACTTTCATTTTCACTCTCCTGTTGTTCTAACTTTAAAAGTTCATTGGCATACTCAAGTTCATAATCGTATGCTTGGTCATTGTCTTGATATTGAGACACTTCTTTACTCATAGTTTACCTCTCTGATTTTTTAGATAATACATTGTATGTTTTAGGCGGTGCGACTTTCTGATGTGGTTGAAACCAATTAATATGTCCTTTGACTGCACCGACTAATTCTGGTTTATCCCATGGTTCTCTGTCCCTATATTCTGGTGTTGCGGACATTAATTGCTCGAACATTCCATCAATATCCTCTTGCGTGTGTATGTTGCCGTCTGGATACACATGTAAAAATCCAAGTACATTATCGTCTTTTACTACTAAAGTTAATTTTGACATTATATTTACCTCTCTGTGTTAAGTTTGTTTGTTGTCATCTTTACCCCCTTGCACATACTCATGCAATATTTTGATTTGTTCCTCTCTCGTAAAACTTTTAGCTATGTATTGTTTGAGTGCTATTTCATACTCTTCTTTAGTTACATTAGGTCTATTCATCTCCCACCATAGATACGCAAAGTCAGTCATCTTTCACCCTCCCTCGCTTTCGCTACTTGTTCTATAATTGCGTGTACTGTTTTGTCATCAAGTATCTCTGATTGATACTCACCCTCAAAGTTTCCTGCTGTATCAAATACAGTTATCTTAATTGATATCTCAAAGTCATCATATTCTTTATTCATCTGTGAAATCCCCCTTTGTTGTTAATGCCTTTTAAGTCTGCTTTATCGCTAACTACGACATAGTTTGATTTGTGCATTGGTACAATCGTATGCTTTACTTTTAGAGCTTGATGTTCGCCACACTCCATGCAGACATCATACCCAGCTTGTAATCTTTTCTTACTGTATGGATTGCCACAGTCCGAGCAGATTGGTCGTATTGATTTACTCATCATCTACCTCCAATGGTATTACTTTATCGTATACGCTCAAGGTATACCCTAATTGTTCTAGGTCTTTATTTAAGAAATGACTACACATACCCCTTTCAAAATCGGTACTACATTTTCTTAATGCTTGGTCTACTTCTTTCTGTAATTTATTTATTTTACTCATAGTTTTTCCTCATAGTTTTTGTAGTGGCATCACTACAGTTTTTAGTTATGCTACCCTTGCTTTGCGTTCCATGTATCTCATCATAGAGCCACATCTGATGTACTCTTTCATCTCGGCAGTATCTAGCCAACCGCTTATATGTGCATTGGGTCTACATAGTGATTGATGTCTTGATGTTGATACTGAATAGCTACCTTTATTGCCTATCCATGTTTTTGCTTGTCGGTCATAGATGTACATAGGAAAATGATATCCATAGCTATATACGACATATAACCCTTCATCATCAAAGGATACTTTATTTTCTGCAAAGGTATTGCTACCCTCAAAGACTTTTAGTTCGTTAACATATTGACTTGCGTTTTTGTTTGCTACTCTCATAGTTTTTACTCCTGTGTTTTCTGTAGTGAAATCACTACAATTAGCTAGTATTATTGTGATAAGAATTTTATACATTTTTACCACTATAACTATTATACTACTATACATATAATATGTCAAGTTATATACGCCCTTTATGTAAAAAAGTCGTACGACAAAAATACCTTATGGCAGGATAAAAAGAGACACTACTGACACTACTACCAGAACTACCAGTACAATATTTATGGATAGCATAGAGGGTCTATGTTATTGCCACTATATAAATCTTATTATTATATGAAACTTAATTCTTTGCCTAGCAGGAAAGCTCTAACTATTTTATTATTATATAAATCTTACTGTCATATAAAACTTAATCGCTGCCCAGCGTCCTGAGCTTTAACTATTCTATAGTAGTAAAAGACGTACAGCGATAAATATATAGTGTTATCCTGCCCGTAGCCCGACTCTCTCTTACTGTACATATTATAGTGTAAACTTTACCTTTAGAAAAACGCTACGTTGAACCTCAGCTTCCATTAGTGTACTTTGTGGGGTGGGTGGTCGTATTCTTTAAAGTATATAACTCCTTGTTTTTGTAGTGATATTACTACAGTTCACAGTTCACAAGGGGCTTAACTTTACATATAAAACTGGAACTGGACTTATTGTTTTATGTAAAGTAAACTTAAGTGTATGATTAATATAGGTTAGTTAAAGTTTTATTTATAGTTAGTTTATGTATTATTTTAGTAGTTCATAAGTTCATAGTTTTTTGATAGGACAATACCTTTTTGCTACAAATTATTACACCGCAAAAACAAGACGAAAGACCACAGGAAAACCAAAAGTTATATCCTATTTAAAAAAAGTGTGAACTTGTGAACTTTAAAACAATATCAAACACTTAAGTGTGAACTGAAAGTGGAACTTTAGGAACTCAAATCGTGAACTTTAACTTTAGTCAGAGAACTGGTGATGTTAAAAACTGGTTACTATAGTAACTGGTACTATAATAAATAAAAAAGACTTTACATATAAAAAAGTAAACTAAAGTTTACATATTGATACGCGTGAGCTTTCCTAAAAACTGGTTATGTCGCGTGGGCAATTTTAGTTTTTTTAGACAAAAAAAATTGGCGGAAAATTTTAGACAAAAAAAATCCCCTCAGAAATTCTGAGGGGATAAAGTGCGACAAGGTGTCGCGTTTAGGAAATTTATAACATTTTTTTGATATCCTCAAATGTATATTTAGACTTGTCCATTTCTAACATTTCTAAAGCAAGTCTTTTAAGTTTACCTTGAGCAACAATGCTTTCCTGTGTACTAACTTTTTCAGTAGCGGATTTTCCTTTG